GACGTAACAACAACAGTTTGATCAATTGGTCCCCAATCAAAGAAACCAGCGAAACCTGCGTTTGTTGTGGAAACGGCAGGAACAATATTTGTGAGGTCAACTTCTTTGACTTCAACACCGGGGCTGACTTGGAATGCCATAAACGATTCTCCTTTTGGTCTTATTATTTAGCGAAATACTGATTACAAAGAGAACCTATCATCATCTGAAATATCCCACACGGTTCCATCATCTTCAACAATCGTGCCGTCTGCTCCTGTATCGATGAATCCAAACGGCATCAAATCCTCTTCCATCTTCTCTATCTTTTCTTTATAGAGTTGTTCACGAATATTTATGTCTGTCATATCTTTGAAGTAATTTTGTGTTGCTGCCCACGCAAAAAGAACAAGTGTGATCACCAAGTCGTCATTGTGACCCACTTCGGCTTCGTATGATCCTTTTTTCGATATGAAAGATGATAGTTCTTGAATCATTTCTTTAAGCATCGTGCAGCCGACTTTCTTCACCTTTGGACTCATACGCACACCCTGTTGGGTTTGATAATTGCCAAAGCCACCGTCCATCACCTGTCCCTTTCGTCCACGAACAGATGTGACAAGTAAATTTTCATATTCAAATTCATTATGCAAAATATCAACAATCTCTTGTCCGAGATCATTTACTTCCGTCAAAATGTAGGCATCATTGTATCGCTTACCCATCGCATAAATTAAGTTTGGCAAAAGATACGGCGAAAGTTGATTATTTTTATATTGGGCTACGACTTTATATGGAGCGGATGTCACATCCACAATTGTGACTGCGTGATAATCTAAATCTTGCCCTCGCGAAACATCGACACCCATAAAATATAAGTGTTCAGGTTCTGGCTCATAGTAGACCTTCAAGCCGTCCTCACGCTCTTGCTTTGGACGAGTGTAGTGAAGCGATTTCAACTTTGAAGGGGCTATGAGCGTGTTTACGGAGCCAAGGAAGTCACATTCAAACTCTTGCCGAAACTGCTGTGGAGATGTGTTCCGAATGGTTTGTTTTTTCCAGTTTGCATCACGACCCGGAACGTCGGACCAGTGGACTTCAATCGGAGTATAGGAGTTTTGACCGTCTTCGGCATCCTTCCAAAGTTTATAAAACATATTCAAACCTTTGGGAGTGCTGACGATCAGAACCTTCGTGCTTTGACCGGCTGAGATTGTGGGATATACAGAGTTGAAAAACTCATCAGCCACGTTCTCAGGAACGAATGCAAATTCATCCATAAACAATAAGTTAAAAGAACCACCCCGAACGGCGGAGGAAGAGGTAGAGGATGCAAGAATC